AAAGATATTTTTAACATGGAGAACTTTGATATGACAACTTTTAATTATTCAACAACTACACCAAAAGAACAAAAAGCATTTCGGGACTGGCTGACTAGCCATCTCAAATACGGTCCTGTGACTGTTGACTTTCTGAAGAAAGATGGTACAATGCGTACTATGAAATGCACATTGCAGGAATCTGCAATCCCAACATACGAAAAGAAAACCGAACGTGTTCGTACAACTTCAACTGACGATGCTATCTCCGTAGTTGACTTAGAGAAAAACGAATGGCGTTCGTTTCGTTACGATTCTGTTAAATCTGTATCATTTACATTAGGCGAATAAATTATGAAATTTTCCAAGATCAATCCTGGCGCTGACGCACAAGCATTTGGCACAGAACCTTCTTGGACCAATCAAGACGAAATCAGTAATCTTAAGATTGCTGAAATCCGTGCTTTGAATTGGTATAATTATTTTTGCGATAACAAACAAGCAAAAACTTTTGTTGTAGAATACATGGCTAGTATTGGTAGACCAAAAGAAGAAATTTCTTTGATCGTATCAAGTGATGCATCTATTCCAGTACAACTTGGTTGGGTAGCACGTATGATGTGTATGGGCTACGAACCATCTGACACATTCAAAAACTTCTTTGTCAAAGAGTTTAAGACTGTCATTGAGACTGCAAAGAAAACCAAAAAACCAAAAGCACCAACTGTTACATTAACTGCACCAGTCGTGTCTATTCAAGATAGAATTCGTGAGAAAGCCTCTGAGGAAGTTGGTGAGATTGAAGGTCTAGTGGATGACTTCATTGCTGGTGGATGTAAATCTCCTCCAGACATGCAATCTTATTTAAAGAATCGTGCATTGTCTTCCGTTGTACAGAAGCGTATGTGTGAATCGTTCATTAAGCGTTCTAAAGAATTTGAAGATGCAATGAATACATCCGATGCTGATATCAAAGAAGCATATTCTAATTTCAGTAAAGTGCAATTGCGTAAGATTAAAGAATTCTATGATGCAATCGTTGCAGAAACAAATCGTGCCGCAGAATCTAAACCTACCCGTAAAGCACGTAAAGTTAAAGAGAAGCCCGCAAGTGTGATTGCCTCTAAGGTTCAATACATGAAAGATTTCGCTGAGTTGAATTTGAAGAGTGTTCTGCCAGAAAAGATCATTGGTGCAAATCAAGTGTGGTTGTACAATACCAAAACAAAATTGCTTGGCATGTACAATGCTGACAATGCGAAAGGGTTGACAATCAAGGGTACAACAATTCTAAACTTCAATGCTGAAACATCTACTGGCAAGCGTTTACGTAAGCCCGAAGTGACTGTTAAGCAAGTACTTGATGGTGGTAAGATTGTCTTGAAAAAACTGTTAGATGGCTTATCTACCAAGCCTTCTGAGTTGACAGGGCGCATTAACTCTGATACAATTATTGTTAGAGTAATAACTGGATAACTTAAAATGATTTTGATTGACTTGAATCAAGTGATGATTTCAAATCTAATGATGCAGATAAATTCAAATGCGTCAAATGTAATTGATGAAAACATGGTTCGCCACATGGTGCTGAATAGCATTCGCATGTACAACATGAAATTCAAAGATAGCTATGGTGACATTGTTATTTGTTGCGATGATAAGAAGTACTGGCGTAGAGACTACTTTCCATACTACAAAGCTGGTCGTAAGAAAGACAGAGAAGAATCTCCGTTTGACTGGAATCTAATCTTTGAAACGCTAAACAAAGTGCGTGACGAAATCAAAGAATACTTTCCATACAAAGTGATTCAAGTTGACAAAACTGAAGCAGATGACGTTATTGCTACGTTGACGCACAAGTTTGGTGTTCCACTTAAGAACAGCACTACCGAAAAGATTCTGATTCTATCTAGCGACAAAGACTTTATGCAATTGCAGAAGTTCGCAAACGTAGAACAGTATAGTCCAATGGGTAAGAAGTTCTTGCGTACAAATACACCAGAAGCCTTTCTGAAAGAACACATCATCAGAGGCGATAGAAGTGATGGTATTCCTAATTTCATGTCTTCCGATGATACATTTGTCGTAGAAGCACGACAAAAACCTGTAACTGAGAAAAAGCTAAATAAGTGGTTAGAAGAAGAACCTGAGTCTTTTTGCGATGAAGTGATGCTGAGAAATTACAAGCGAAACGAATTGCTAATTGACCTGTCTAAGATTCCAACTGAGTATCAGGAGAAGATTCTTGATGCTTATGACAATACCCCTAAACGTGGTAGGGAAAAACTACTTAACTATTTTATCCAAAACCGCATGAAGCAGTTGATGGAACATATACAGGAATTTTAAAATGGCTATTGATATTAGTAAGATGACTTTGCCTGAGTTGCTAAAACATATCGGAGATTTGCCTGCGGCAAAGAAAGCAAGTGCATTGAAGCAAATTGCAAATTTAACACCAGAGTTGAAAACTGTTCTCAAATATACATTTCACAAAAATATACAGTTTGAGTTGCCTAAAGGCGCACCTCCATACAAAGAGATGGAGACTCCAGAAAATTGGGGGCACAATAGGTTACCTAAAGAGTTAAGAAAGTTTCAGTATTTTATAACTGGAACCACATTGAATACCATCAAACGGGAAGCAATGTTTATTGAAGTTCTTGAGAGTGTTTCACCCGAAGAAGCTAAATTAGTTTTGATGATGAAGGATAAAAAACTTACGTATAAGGGCATCACTAGAAAACTTATTGAAGAAGCGTTGCCTGAAATCTTACAGGGAGAGTCAGAGTAACAAATGGCTAAAACAAAAAAGTATTCTAGTTTCCGAGACTTCTATGAAGACGAAGGTCGCAAAGGGAAACCTAAACTGAATGAGTCTAAAAAACAAAAAGACAAGTTCAAACACCAGACAAAGTTTATCGACCCACAAAATCTTAAAGAAGATGATTGGGACGAGTTTGAAGAATTTGATGACGTAAAATAACTGAGTAATATATTATGATTTTAACTGATAGAGGCGGAAAACATTTAGGCTGGTTTAAATGGGATGAAGCATTTAATCGTGCTGACAATATCAACCATGCAATATATGCGTTCTATTTTGGTGAAGATAAGCCAAGTAATGAGACTTGGCCATATGAGTTAAAAGACTCTTTCTATTTTGGTATGGCGTGTGGAAAATATCACGACATGAAAAACAGAAAGACTTGGCGAGGAAAATTAAAATCATTTGTTCAAGATAGACTTCTTAAGCACAATAAATATTTGTCCAACTTAATCGAAATTGCTGAAGACAAAGACAAATATCAGGTTCTAACAGAAGTTAAAAAATCTAAACTATTTTTTGAACATTTTTCTCCACCATTAAATCCCCAATGTCAGAGATGGGTTAGCATTTCTCTTCCTCCAGATAATTATGATACAGTTGCACTCCGTGCGCTTGTGAGTGCTGTAGAGTCGGAATACATTTTATTGTATGCAGAAACACACAAACAAACACCTCTGTTAAATTTAGATGAAATATATGAATCGGATCGTCAAAGAGATTCGTATTCAAATCGTATGATGAGTTCCCCTAGCATTTTAAAATTTTGTGAGTAAATTATGAAAAAAGAATTGGATGAAGCACTAGTAGCAAAGTACCCAAAGATTTTTAAGTATCGTCATGCACCAATGACACATACTGCTATGTGTTGGGGTTTTGATTGTGGTGATGGTTGGTACAACATCATTGATGCATTGTGTTCAAACATTCAACATCATGTGGATAATAAACGTAAAGATCGTGCAAGAGCATTGCGATTTAATCGTGCATTGAAACGTGCATTGGCTGGAGATATACGCCCACTTCAAATGCATTTTAGTTTTGGTAGTTATACAGAGCCAACTTCATTTGGAATTGAATGGGCAAATAAAGCAATTGAAAAAGCAGAGTTCAGAGAAGTTCCTACATACATACCATACATCACAGCAAGTCAAGTGAAAGAAAAGTTTGGTGGATTGCGATTCTACACCAATGGCTTTACTGATGAAGTGAGTGGAATGATTCGCATGGCAGAGTCCATGTCATATCGTACATGTGAAGTGTGTGGTAATCCTGGTCGTTCAAATAACTATGGATGGATTTCAACATTGTGCGACACCCACAGATTAGAACGTGGAGAAGACTTGCCGCAAAACGAGGAACTAGAATCCGAAGATTGAATACCAAGGTACTAATACCCATTTCCAAGCCGTCCTAGACGGCTTTTTTGTTGTTTTCCAGCAACAAAAGCCAAAATAGTTGTTGACGTACCTACCGAACCGTGTATAATAGATTCTGTAGTGAGTAAGATTAATAGGAGATTTAGATGCTTACAGTTTTGATGATTTTTGCAGTAATGGTTTTGTTTGGTGCCGCTGTTAGTGGTTCTGTTACGACCCTCGGCTGATTTTAATTTTTAAGGAAAAGAAAATGATTGACGGATTTAACGAATATCTAGATTGCATCAAAGCTGACTATATCAAGTGGCAAGGTGATACTCCTACTGAAACACAAAAAACAATGGCGCAAGATTTTTGCGATTCCTTGTCCTATGAAGTTGGTCGTAGTTACATCAAAGTAATTATTGGTCGTAAAGGTAGCGGTCGTTCCGTGCATTCGTTTGTTTGTCTCCGTGACATGGGCAAGTTCACAAAGGGAGACATTTTGAAAGCGGCTGGTTGGGCGGCTCCTGCAAAGAATTTTGCCCGTGGAAACACGATGGCACGTACTTTCCAGAACATTCGTTGGATGGGAGCAATGTGAATACCAAAGTATTCAGTTGCAAAAAAACAACAGAATTGAAAATAGTTGTTGACTTATGTGCCCATTGTGGTATACTAGAGTCTAGAGATTGAGAAAAGAAAAGGAAATTTGAAATGCGTACAAAAACTTACATTCAGGGCTTCAAGAATTCACAAAAAATTCGTGTGATGTTTGACGGAATTGGTGTCTACACCACCGTTGCTGGTGTGTCTAGTGTGTTTGCTACATACACCCATTCACAAGCGGCCAATGATGCTTTGTTGCGTTTGTCTTACATGCGCTACATGGCACAAAAAGATGGTGCGTTAGTTCCCACTGGTCTTGGTATGACAAGTTACAATACCTCGCAAGTTGGTACACAAGTTCAAATTGATTTGATTTAAGGAAATAAAATGACTACATTATCACACGATATATCTTACGGAATGTTTAGCGAAGTTGGCAACTTAGCCGTTCACGGTATTGTTGTTGCCGCAGTAACAATGAATCTGACATGGCCAGAAACTTACAAGTGTCTCAACATGTTAGCCAAAAATGATTACAGCAAATTTGGTGAAGCGATGGACACTACAGTTCGGGAATGTGTCTACAATACTTGTGGTTTTACTTCTGACTTTTATGGTGCTTAATATGATTACATACAAATTTTA